ATCATGGTGCAGCATCACAATCAGCAGATCCTATGCTTAGAGCATCTATTGGAAGTAGCTGGACTACATCACATCAATTAAATGGAGTAGCTTATATAGCTGCATCATTTATTTATGATTCTAAAGGGCAATTTTCAGGTGTTCCACAAATTACAGTTCAGGTTAGAGGTAAGAAGGTATATGATCCAAGAGAATCAGGACAAACTTTTGGAACTCCATCTACTTATGAATGGTCAGATAATCCAGCTTTGTGTTTTCTTGATTTAATCTCTAACAATGAGTATGGAAAAGGATTAACTGCATCACAATTAAATATGTCAACCTTTAGTTCTGCTGCTAATACAGCAGATACTTTAGTTAATCAGCCTTATTACAATGGCGTAGCAAAAACATTTGTTTGGAGCGGTACATCAGGTGATAACTTTATTGTGGTCGATACTTCAGGTTCAGGTGGATTGCGATGGTGGCAAAACAAAGTAGGCGAAGCATTTTATCTAACCACCTCTGACAGCACCTTAGTTTTAGATGGAGTTCAAATTACTGCTGTTGAAAGGACACACTATCCTGGACAGGGTGTTAGATTATTAATTTATTTTAATGATACTTTAACTAGCACATATTCTAATCAAACAGATGGTTCTGCTTTAGCAAAAGTTAGAAGATTTCATTGTAATGGTTATGTTGATGGTAATAAGACTGTCATGGAAAATGCAAAAGAATTGCTGGCAAATATGCGAGGTATATTTCTTTATATTGATGGTAAATATGAATTATCAATAGAAGATACAGGATCATCTACATTTAGCATTACAGATGACCATATTATAGCTGATTCAGGTATATCAGTTGATTATGGTAATAAGGATAAAAAAGCAAACAAAGTTATCATTGAATATTTTAACGCTAATAAAAAATACGAATTAGATACAGCAACAGTTTTACATGATGCATCTCCTGAATATTATTCAGATGATAATGATGAAGTCTTAGAAGTAAAGGCCAATTTCCCTTTTGTAACTGATCCTTATATTGCTTATAACATGGGTAAGGCAATTCTTACTAGAAGTAGAAATCAAACAACTATGCAGTTCTTGGGTACTCCTGAGATGTATAAACTTAATGTTGGAGATATTGTTACTCTCACTTATACACCATTAGGATTTTCAGGAAGAGTTTGTAGAATTGAAGCATTAGAATTGCAGTCTAATGGTTTAGTTGCAGTTAGCTTAATAAAATACTTTGATGTTTATACATGGGAAGTTCCACCGCAAGAAGATTTTGAAGAATTATCTGATATACCTTCTGCATATAATGTAAAGAAACCAACAAACATTACATTCACTGATACTGATGCTAGTGCAACTAATAGACCTTTTTTAAGTTGGGATTTGCCAACTGATTATCCTTATCATCAGTGGAGAGTTAATGTTGTAGATAGTTCTAGTAATCAAGTATTAAATAAAATAGTAGATATAAATAATGTTGATCTAAGTTTTATACCAAAAGCTAATGGTTATGTTGCAAGCATTACAGCTCTTAATTCTTTAGGTGTTGAATCAGATGCAGAAACAAAAACTTTTAATGTTGGAGATGCACCAACAGCTACAGATGATTTACAAGATGGTTCTGTAACTAATGTAAAGATAGACACATTAAGTGCTGCAAAAATAAATACTGGTGAACTTAATCTTGGTCAAGAATCAGGTATGGCTGTTAGGCAAACTAAAACTGGTTACACATCAACAGCTACAGGTTTTTGGTTAGGTAATGATGGTGGTACGCCTAAATTTAATATTGGTACAAGCACTAATTATTTAAAGTTTGATGGTAGTGATTTAGATATAGCAGGTGAGATAAGTGCAACAACAGGTTCTATCGGTGGTTTTACAGTTGGTGAAACTTCTTTAACTGCTGGAACAGGTACATCAAAGATATCTTTATCTACAGCAGATGGTATACATCTTGGAGCTAATGCTTTTGCAGACGCACCATTTAGTGTAAATCTTGCAGGCTCATTAACAGCACAATCAGCAACACTTTCAGGAACAATAAAAAGTAACCAATCATTTAGTTCAGGTTCTTCAACTAGAACTGTAAAAATTGATGCTAGTTCTAATGCTTTATATACATTAACAGCAGGTTCAGCAACACCAACCGAAGCACCTTTTAGAATTAAATCAGATGGTACAGTTGAGATATTTAAACTTGATTTATTTTTAAGTGATGGCGTAACAAAAATCTTTGATGCAGATACAGGTTTTACCAATAATGCTTTCTCAGAAATTGCAGCAGACTTAGGTACAGCAATATCAGATTATACAGTGCCTTTAGCAAGCAATACTGAAGCACAAAAAATAACATTAACATCAACACAAAACATAACTGTTAAAGCTATTAAATCAGCTTATATGGTTGGATGGAGTCCTAACTCATCTTCTTATGCAAAAAGCAGAATACCTACTAATGTAAGAATGAGACTAATGCACTCAACAAATGCTGATTTAAGTGGTGCAAATGAATTAGCTACTCTAGGAAGTAGCTGGACTGCTGGTGTAGACAGAATTGATACTGGCACACCTACAGCTAATCAATATGAAATAGAAGAAATAGTAGAAACTGAAACAGGGTTCACTTTTTTTGAATGGGTAACTTTAAATCAAAGCGGAGATGCTATTGATGATAATTTTGATTTTACTATATCAAGTACAGCTTCATATGCTGGTTCAGAAAGTGGTACAGACCATTATTTCTTTATAGAAATAGATGGAACAGGCGGTTCAACCTTTGGTGCTAATAGTACCACTAGTACAGCAGCACGCTCATTAAATATATCAGGTGTATCTTTTTATATTAGTAATGGTGATGCTTCTGATACAGGTGAAGGTGATATTACTGCTGTTTATGCTGGAACTAATTTAACTGGTGGTGGTACATCAGGTGCGGTTACTTTAAATCTTGATTCAACCATTTCAGGCAATCATACATTTTCTAATAACTTAATAGTCAGTGGTGATCTTACAGTTCAAGGAACTACTACAACTATTGATACAGCAAATCTTAATGTTGAAGATAACAACATAACTATTAATTATTCATCAGGCGATTCTTCTGCTTCAGCTAATGGAGCAGGTATTACTATTCAAGATGCTGTAAGTGCTGGTAATGATGCTACTTTAACTTGGAATACAAGCAATGATAGTTTTAATTTTTCACATCCAGTCAATGTAACAGGAAACATAGGAGTTACAGGAACAGTTGATGGTAGAGATATAGCAACTGATGGAAGTAAGTTAGATGGCATAGAATCAGGTGCTACTACAGACCAAACTCAATCTGAAATTAATGCACTTGGCATAACTGCAATAGGTTTATCAGGTACGCCTAATATAACTGTTGGTACTATCAATAGTGGTGCATTAAACATACCTTCTAATGGTACTAATGATACAAGAATAGAAATTGGTACTAACACATTAGCTAATCATAATTCCTATATAGATTTAGTTAGTGATGCTACTTATACAGATTATGGTCTTAGATTTATTAGATATAATGGCGGTGCTAATACTGCTTCAGTAATTGCACATAGAGGAACAGGCAATCTAATTGTTGAAGCTGTAGATGCAGGAACTGTAATTTTAAAAACAAATGGCTCGGCTGGCTTAACCATCAATTCTTCACAAAATGCAACTTTTAGTGGCAATGTAGATGTAACAGGCACAGTTGATATGGATGGTTTTACCAGTGTTGGTAATGGAACAATTACTGGTGATTTACTAATTCAAGAGGGTAGTGGTTTTCCAAGAATCACATTAAAAGATACAGATGGAACAAATACTCAATCATTTATAAATCATTCAGGAAGTGATTTAACATTAACAACACAAAATGGAACTGCAAATGGAAGATTAATATTTGCAAGATATAATGGAACTACAACTACCACATCAGGATATTTTGATGCTAATGGTAAATTCTTTTTAAATAACAATGTAGATGTAACAGGCAATGTAACTGCTGATGGCTTAATTGTTGATGGTAATAATGACATACAAATTAACAGAGATGGTCTTAGTGCTGCAAAAATATTTTGGAATAGAAGTGGAGCTACTGATGCTTATTTAGAATTAGATTCAGGAGAAAATTTAACATTAGCAGTTGATGAAGCTCAATTAGGGAGCAGGCTTTTATATTTAAGAAATAATCAAACAAATGTAGTAACAGTTTCTTCCTCATCTGTAACTGTAACAGGCAATGTAACTGCTACAGCATTTTATGGTGATGGATCTAACTTAACAGGCGTAACTAGCACAACTATTAACAACAACGCTGATAACAGGATTATAACTGGTAGTGCTACAGCAAATACATTAGAAGCAGAAACTAATTTAACATTTAACGGCACTTCAGGGTATACAGATTTAAGAATTAATGGTTCTTCATTGGGCGGAGTTGAACCTGCTCTAATTTTAGATGATACAGGATCAGGTAATTATGAGAGTACGCTTATTCTTACTGCAGCACCTTCAGCATCAACTTTTATTTCAAAGTCTGGTACAACTAACGGTACTTTTAAGTTTCAAGGAGATAACGGAACAACAATTACAACTTACGGTGGTTTTGATGCCTCGGGTAATTTTGAGATAGGAACTACTGATATAATAGATGCTTCAAGAAATATGTCTAATATAGGAACTATTGATAGTGGTGTTATCACTGCTGATGGTTTGACACTTGGAAGTAATGAGTACATTCAAATGGGTGGAGCTGGAGAGTTTCAAATATTTAATGATGGCTCAAATACTGTATTACGTTCTTCTGATAATTTCTTAATACAAAGAAATACAAGCCCAAGAACTTCTATAAAAGTAACAGATTCTTCAGGCGAAGTTCAGTTAAGTTATGCAGGTAGTCCAAAACTAGCCACAACCTCAACAGGTATAGACGTAACAGGAACAGTAACAGCTAACGCAGGTGTAGTAGTAGATAACATCACAATAGATGGTAATGAGATTGATGTAGGTTCTGGCGACCTAACACTAGACGTTGCAGGAGACATTTTCCTTGATGCAGATG